CGACTAGCTCGCTTCCCCGCACAAGCGTGGAGGATGAGCAGTCGGAGTATACGAGTAGCGACGGACTTATCAAGGTAACGGCTTCCCATGAGTATGGGAAGAGAACCCGTCGCCTATTTAGGATCGACCATTCGAAGCTGACGACGGATCCGTTCCGGCCGTCGGAAAACGTACGAGTCTCGATGAGTAATTACATCGTGTTCGACGTTCCTCCGGCTGGCTATACGGCCGCCGAGCAGCTCGCCGTCTACACTGGCTTCAAAACCATGTATTCGGCATCGACTGACGCTCTCATCACCAAACTTCTCGGTGGAGAGTCGTAGAGGCCCTGAAGGTGGAGACGAGTGGGATTTTCCGTCCCAGGAACGGGACGGTAATGCACGCGAGTCGAAACCTCAGGTCCGGAAATCGGATGAGCTTCCAGCATTTGAGATACACCTAAAGTTGAACTATAAAGTTCTTCTCGTGGTTCTCTCTGTGTTGGATTTACTCCATTCCACTATCTTCGAATCTGTTGCCCGTGGATTTCGTGGCTTGTTTAGATGAGCCATTGTTATCTCGGTTTCATGATCTCGTTGAAGTGGACACCGCTTTCACAAGCGGTTGTCGATTTCTGGTATATCCGTATGGATACGCCTATGGTAAAGTGAGGGGAAGATGGCTGGAAGGCCATAAGGTGGTTTTAGTACCGCCTTACCTCACAGAGTAAATGACATGGGCTAAGGATTCAGTGACCCCCGTTTAGGAGGGCTGATGAAAAGCCTAATGTCACTCTGGTCCCAGGTGGCCGAGGAATCGGCCACTAGATGTCACACTAGCGCCACTCGCGACAAAAATACGGTCGCGAGGCGTGTCAATGACGAAGGGTTCTCGTTTTTAACGATTACCCTACCTGATTTGGGAAAATCAGTCCAAAGCTGGTTGGACCAAGGTCAGGTCGGTATCAACTCGTCTTTTTCATTAGGACGAGGAAGGCTCCCCCGATTTCTCGGAGGTTTCTTCTGCCGTGTCTTTGACAGGAGCAGTGGCGTGTTACTCGATGATCCTTGCATTGAATCGATCATTGCCCTGCGTCAGCTAACGCTGATGTTTGGGAAGATCGAGCTGCCCTGTACCCTGAAAAGGGAGAGGAAAGCTATGCTTGGGTATATCGAGTGTGAGAAGGACGTCCGACAATCAGACAGTGAGCTCAGCGAAACAGATTATGCTGAGTTCTTACAAATGTCTAATTTGCTCTATGGCGAGCTGTTTGCCGAAATGGACAGGAATGTCTACTACGGCCAGCTTTTGCCTAAGCATGGTCCCGGAAATACGGCCGATCGCTTATCCAGCAATGGAAAGTATGATCGGTCATCCTGGACTAGTCGACTCGAGGAAGTGTTTCCTTCCTATGAGTACTTGATTCCTAATGAGAGATATTCTGCTCATCTGGATCAGGTGTCCGTCCTCGAACCTGGCGCCGAAATACCTGTAAGGGTGGTTTCGGTACCTAAGACGCTGAAAACACCTCGAATTATTGCAATGGAGCCCGCGTGCATGCAGTATGCACAACAGGCTATCCTGCGTGATTTTCTCGAGAACTTCAACAGAGATGAACTCCTGAAGAAGTTGATCGGCTTTGACGACCAGGGCCCTAATCAGGCAATGGCACGTCAAGGTTCACTAGATGGACGAACCGCAACGCTCGACTTGAGCGATGCATCCGATCGTGTTTCCAATCAGCTCGTTAGGACTATGTTGTCTCGTTGGCCCAATATAGCACGGGCTTTCGATGCGACACGGTCCCGTAAGGCTGTCGTACGCGGCCACGGAGAAATCCGTTTGGCCAAATACGCGTCTATGGGTTCAGCGCTCTGTTTCCCTGTAGAGGCAATGGTCTTTACGACATTGATCCTTTTGGGGATTCAGAAAGCGCTTAACACTCCGCTTACCAGACGGGACATTCAGTCTTTGTCTGGCTCGGTGCGCGTCTACGGGGATGATTTGATTGTCCCCGCGGACTATGTACATACCGTTGTTCAGACTCTCGAGCATTTTGGTGCAAGAGTTGGTCTGAGCAAGTCATTCTGGACCGGAAGGTTCAGGGAGTCTTGCGGAAAGGAGTACTTTGACGGCCAGGACGTATCAATAGTCAAGGTCCGACAGGTTTTTCCTAACACAACGGCAGACGCAACGGAAGTGATAGCAACGGTCGCCTTGCGGAACCAACTCTATATGAGTGGTTACTGGCAGACGGTCCGTTGGTTGGATAACCGACTAAGGGTTGTGTTAAAACACTTCCCGGACGTCGAGCCAACCTCTCCCGTGCTGGGCAGGGTGTCGTTTCTCGGCTATAAAAGCGAGAGGCTGCACCCAAGCCTTCAAAGCCCTCAAGTTCGGGGCTTTGTAGTGAAGGCCAAACCCCCAGTTGATAAACTGGAAGGGACTGGTGCCCTGCTTAAGTGTTTACTTAAGCTGGAGTCTGGTGAAAGTAACAAGGGATGGGGACGGTATGTCCCTGAAGTACCCTTGTACCAGCCCAGTTATGCTCACTATTGTGAGGCATCTCCACTGGTAACACCCAGTGGCTCGGATGTGAAGCACTTAGAGCGTTCTGGACGCCCCAAGCACGTCGACATCAAGCTTGGGTGGTGGCCACCTCATTAAGGGATGGCCGGGGCCTG